ATACCTAGCAGTCGGCGTTATTGCTCTCTTTATTGTCGGCTGTGGTGCCGGTAGTACGGCTACTGAGGATGATGTAAATCGCCTCAACGAACATGCAAATGAAGCTACCACAAAGTCCAAGGCTCCTGTAAAGAAGGAAATTACTGCCGGAGACTGGGAAATTGGTAAGAAGGAAAATCTGGCAGCTGGGATTATTACTTCTGGAACCTACGTAATCACTACTCCTGCCGATGGCTTCAATTGCTATTGGGAGACCCTTCGTAATTTTGACCAGACCATCAATTCTGTTGTAGCTAATGGTAACATCGCCCCTAATACGACTGCCCGTGTAGTGGTTAAGGATTCCTACAAGGGTTTGTCGTTGCAGGGTGAATGTCTGGCTAAGAAGCAAATTAAGTCTCAGGCACAGAGTGTCGAAGATATTACAGATGTAGAAGATGCTAAGCCTGGTTCGTATTGTGCTAGCAGTCGCCTTGGAAAGACTTTCAAGAAGAATGGTAATACGTACAAGTGCGGTGGAACAAAGCCGTATCGTTGGCGTAAGGTGTAATTAGATTTTAATGGTCGGGTTTATTGTACCTAGGTCCGGGGTACAATAGAGCATTAGAGTGTCGGGGGTGACGCTCTTATGTGGGAAATGTTGGGATTCGGTGGGGTTTCCCATCAAAAATTCCGTCCATCTCATAGGGTTAAAAATCCCTAAGGGATGGGCGGCCTGAGGATGTAGCTCAAATGGTAGAGCAGGCTTAGAACAGTCTGACCCAGGTTCGAATCCTGGCATCCTCGCGTAGTTCTATATTATAGGAGAAAATTATGCTTAGAAAAGTCGATGTTAACGATCTAATTATGCATATCAGATCGAATAAGATTGCAAAGGTTATAGAAGTCAGTAACATGTATGGATGGTTTAGGGCTCAGTTTACTGACGGAACAAAGAAGGTGTATACTCTGGTTGAGGATGGTAATCAGCAGTTTGTAGCTGTTACTAAGGAACAAATAGCTGATTACTACTTTAAAATGGAGCAATCGGGGATTACGGATAGTTGGCGAGAATAAGGGGTCGAAATGAAAGAATTTACAGGGCAGCTGATTGGAGGTCCTGATGACGGTAATTTTGTGACAGCTTCTAAGTCTGTTGTTGCCGTTACTAGTACCGTCGAATTAGCTCTTGACGGTGTAAATGCTGATATTTCAATTGTTGTAACTCAGGGAAATTATGTTTGGAATCCTGAGAGTAAGTATTTCGAATGGAAATTAATCGGTAGTCAGGTCTATACAAAAAAGTTAGAAGCAGCATAGGGGGTTGCCACTACATTTAAGTAGTGGCAAAGGCCATCGTATCCCAATGGCAGAGGAAATCGACTTAAAATCGATTCAGTGTGGGTTCGAATCCCACCGGTGGCACATGAAAGGAATGTTATGCCCAAGAATGATGGAAGGATTTCTCCTCAGTTAGGTGCAAAGGGTGTTTTGCACGATGGTTTAAAGAGTATTTGTTCACTGTGCCGCAGAGGTATTTTTGCAGCACACGCATTCCAATGGAGCAATGTGGGTTTAGTACATACTGAATGCTTAGATGCGGAGTCTTCCGATGAAATTGAAGTTATTACGGGAGCATTACCAGAGTAACGATAATGTTAATTGGTATCCTAAACAGCCTTTCAATAATAAAGAAGAGATCCGCGAAAAGCTTGGCTATGATCCAGAGAAGTGCAACCTTTATACCTGTGGCGTGTGCAGTAAGATACATATTGCTAGTTATCCTATGAAGAACAGGAATAATCAGAAATGACTCTAGAAGACGAATTTAAGGAACTAGATAGGCGGCTTGAAAGCTATAGTTATGAATTTGTCAGTGTCACAGAGAAGGAACAACAGCTTAACGAGCAGATTGCTGCCATTAGATTGGAGTTAGCAAGACTTCAAGATATTAAGTACGCCGTAAAGCAAAAGCAGCGCAAGGCTGTTATCGAAAAAGAATCTCTCGCGCGTAAGTTTGAACTTCAAAAAGAAGCTGAAGCGATTCAGAAGTCTCTTGAAGAAAAGAGAGAAGAAGCCGAGAAGATTCTTGCTGATGCACCATGGCGAGACACTGCTTTTGATTGGCAAATTGAAGGAGCCCTTCAATTACCAGAGCGTGCGCTTCTTGGAGATAAGCGAGGAATGGGTAAGACTCTTAGCGCTATTATCTGGAGGCGTCTCCAGGGAGCTAAGAAAACTCTTATCTGTTTACGTCGTGAAGTGGCATCGGACTTTATCAAAGAGTTGGGTATTCGTGAGCCAGGTCTTTTCGTGTACTCATTGCTCGGAGCTACATCAGAGACACGTAACATTGCTGCATCTCTTCTAAAAAATATTGATGAGTTTGTTGTAGTTACGAATATTGAATCTTGGCGTCGTAACGTTGATAAAACAACAGAGGATATCCTTAAGATTCCTTACGACGCTATTATTCTGGATGAAGCACATCATATTAAGAATACAAATACGGGTACTGCGCAAGGATTCTTCAGGCTTGCTCATAAAGTTCCTAAGGTACTAGAGCTAACAGGTACGCCTATTAAAAATCGGCCACAGGAGATGTTCTCTCTTCTCCATGCTTTGTATCCTCACCTGTTCCCGCGTGAGTCTAAGTTTCTTGTTGATTATTGTCACCAGGTTGCACAGAATAGGTATGTATTCTCGCCACAGGGGTTGAAGAATCTTGTCAATAAGATTAGTAGTTTCTACATTGCACGTAGTCCAGAAGATATTGGTAGGCAGGTTCCTCCCCCGCGTATGATTGAATACAAACTTACAATGGATGGCCACACACAGCAGCAGGCCGCCTATAAGGAAATGACAGAACGTAGCATTGCTGTACTTGGTAGTGGGAAAGTTATTCCTATTGTCAGTCAGCTTGCTATTATGACGCGGCAGGCTCAGGTTGTTAGTTGGCCTGCCGGTATCAACTTTGAAATTAAAGATGAAGAAGGTTATGTTACTGAGGTAGTTAATTTTGATATCCATCAGTCCGTAAAAGCTGATTGGGCTGAGGATCTTCTTAGAGAACTAACTGAAGAAGGCGAAAGGACTATCCTTTTCTCCCGCTTCAAGCCTGCCATCTATGAACTTAAGAGGCGACTTGTTGCAGCGGGTATCTCTGTGGCTGTAATTACGGGGGATGAAAAGGCTAAGGGAAATACAGAAGATGTATTTAATGACTTTGATCTGAAAACTGCTCCTGAGAATCCTAAGTATCAAGTACTTCTTGCGACTTATCAAACTGTTGGTGAAAGTGCCAACTTGAATGCTGCACGACACATGATTCTATATGATCGCTTCTGGAATCCCGGTAATGAAGATCAGGCTATTGGGCGAATCGACCGGATTAATTCAATTGATCAGGCTACTGTGCATATTCCGCTAGTTGAGGGCACTATTGATGAGTATATGACAATGCTTATTGATGAGAAGCGGAATATTGTACAGGACTTCAAGAGTGCCTCGGACATGCAGACTAGCCTTATGGCGCACCTTAAGCAGACTGTATGAACAAGGACGAAATATTAGTTAAACTAAGGGAGATTAAAAATAGACTATTAGAAAAACATGCCTACGGTAAATGTGGTGGATTCTGTATTTTCTGTGAGGTGCCAAAGGATGTAAAAGATGAGCGAGAATAAAGTCTTTCTAGTAGGCTTGTTCGTGGGTATCGTTATTGGCGCACAAATAGCAACAATTGTCAGTTACTTAAGTACTTAAGGGAGAAGAATGATGGAGCACGTTGAGCCTTTGGAAACGATGAAGTCTGAAGTTGTTAAGCTTCTCGTTTCTAACTACGACTTTACTCTTGAGGAAGCAGAGGAGTCGGTAGAGGATTCCGTCAAGGAGAACGACGAAATTTGGAACGAGAATGCATCGGCGGAAGATCTTGCTAAGTACGTTGCATCTGACGGTGATGACGAGTAAGCTGTAGTACATAGGGCGGGACCTTCTTTCGGGAAGGTCCCCCAGGCTTTATGCTGCCCAAAAACAGGTCGGATCAAGCATCGCGGGGAGGTTTGATCATGGCTAATAGGCTTATTTCAGGACAGACATTGATCACCACAGATTATGGTAAGTATGTTTGGTATCCTGCTCTTCAACTAGTTGATTGGATTCCTAAGGGACAGCGTAAGGCAACTTTTACTCTTAGTCTACTAACTAATAATAATACTGAACTTCGTGCAATGATTGCAGCCACTAATCATATGTTGAAAATGCTTAAGGAAATGAGAAGGCCATGAGATCTGTTCCTATTCAAGTGTACAAGAATGATGTTCCCGAGCGTGAAGGTTTTTGGCACTTTGGTGTTTGGGGAAGATCTGATGAGAGATTGATTACTCATGGTGAAGAAATTTGGGGACTTGCTATTGATAATTGGCCTACTCAAATGTGTTATGGATTTGAGTATGCTAATCCTTGGATAGGAATTAAGCGTAGACGTCAACTAGCCATAGATTGTACGAAAGAAGGCTTTCAGTATAAGGCTAGTCCTGAAGAATACTTACGTTGGTACTTTGATGCAGGGCGAAGAATTTACTGTACTCTCGATGAATTAGAGAGATGTCTTCGAGCTTTGAACATTGAGGAGAACTATGAAGGTACATGATCTAAGAAAGATTATTAAAGAGCTACCCGATGACACTGATATTGTTGTAAATGATGGCATTGAAAGTTGGGAATTATACGAAGATACTTGTCGTATGTATCCTGCTACAGAAGAGCATCCTCTCTGTCTTGAAATAACTATGGGACAAAGAATCGATAATGAGCTGGGCTTAATTCACCGTGAAGCCACCTAGACCTTTCAAGTACTACAAGAAACGTGGATACTCCGAATGTATGGGATGTGGGCACTCTAAACTAGGTAACAATATATTCTTTCACGAGGGTACGCTTTGGAGTCTATGCAAACTAGACTACTTTGATTATTGGGAAAATACAGAAGGTCTTCAGAGCGATTATAAGGATCATGACTATAAGGAGTGGCGATGACGCAAGAACGTAAAAGCATTACTGTTAGCGATACTAAAAATTTTAGTAGTACATTACGAGACATACTCATCGATAACGATCTGGATATTTTTAGTCTTTCTAATCGTGTATCTAAGGTGAGTAAGCACTCTTCAGTTAGTTTGAGAATGCGTTTCTTTCACTGGATGCAGGGTCAAACCTCGCCTATTCTCAAGAGTATTGGGGAGTTGACAGAGGCACTAGACTATGATATCGTACTAGTACCTAGGGAGAATACGAAAGATGCTTCCTCATATACGACTTGAGTTACAGAAAAAAGTAAGAAGAACTATAAAACTAGGATATGTCTCGGAATTTCTTATGTTACTACACGGATCACTTATGATCTGGTATCTTATTAAGGGAGCACACTTTCAAGCTGTAATTAATCTTATTATTGCACTGGTTAACGTATTTATCTATGAGCTATGCGCACGAAAGTTGGTGAAGCACTACACAGAATTGAGTAAGTAGATGGGATGCACTGCCTGTGGCCGAGGTTTTCACGATGAATGTGATACAGGCTGCCAGAACTGCCATGTAGACTATAGGCAACTAGCTAAATCAATTTCTACAATTGGCGGTGAGAGAGGAGCGCCAACTAAAGATCCTGAAAATGTTAAGGATGTACTTTCTACCGGTCGTAAACGTGCAGCAAAGTTGTATCCTATCTTTAAAGGTAAGCCTTGTGAATGGCAGGGATTAAAAAATTGTGGAGGGGGTACGCCTATTGTAGGATGCATTAACGGAATTCAAACAGATAGACATCATGGTCCGGTTAAATTACCTTTAAGAAATGAACCGGGTAACGTACACAGAATTTGTAGTCACTGTCATAACAGATGGCACGCTGTTAATGATCCTATATATAATGAGGAAGAATACGATAAGACTAAGCATGAACCAGAGCCCGCCACAGAGCTGGAACTTATCGCTAACGAAGCTAAATGGAGAATTAAATCATGACGCGATACACTGATGATTATACTGACTTTAATAATGAAATGGCTGAGATCCTGGAAGAGCAATCACCTGTCGAGAACTTCGTAGATGAACCTCTAATCGTTAGCTACTCTGAAGTCTTCAAGTGGGATACTTGTCAGCGTCAGTACTGGTACCGATTTGGTATGGGACTCAAGCCTCTTGAAGAGTCCAATGCAATGCAGATTGGTACCAAGGGTCACAAACTTCTTCAGGATTTTTATAATCTTATTGCTGAAGGTAAAGAGAAGCACGAAGCTCATATCTTGACTGCTAGGAGTGCAGCTAAGATTCTGAGTAAGACGGATACTCCAGATTTTACTTTGCTTAAAGCCTGGACTATGGTTGATAACTACATTAGGGAAAATGAGTTTACTCCCAATGCTATTCTGGTAGAAAACAGGTTCCTCTTTCCTGCTTCTCTTCTTTCAGATGATCCTATCTTTGAGGGCGTGCAGATTGGCTTTACTCCAGATGTTGTATTTCAACGGCCAGGAAACAAGTTAGATGTAGAGGATGCAAAGTTTGTTGGTAGGGCATGGTCTAAGTCAAAACTTAATAGATTTCAGCAAGCAAAGCTGTATCAAATTTTCTTGAAAGTTATGGGTTATAATGTAACACGTTCTGTTGTTAGGTTCTTTAACCTAGCTACAGGAAAGATTACTGTCCAAAACTACGGATTGCTAGAAGCCGAAGAGAAGATTATTATCAGGGACTTTCTAGCCGGTATTAAGGAGGTAGTTACGTACCGTAGGCTGCCATTAGAAGTGAGGCAGGAGGCACGACGTACTACTAACTACACAGCATGTCAGTTCTGCGCTTTCGAGTTTCCGTGCACTTTGGAAGCCGAAGGTAAGGATGCATCCAAGACATTCAAATACCAGTACATGAAGAGTGATTATGACTACAGTAGGTAAGCTGAGTAAAGATGACCTTATACGTGAAGCGAACCGAGACGCAACGCTTTCCCCTTACTATGTATCGGTCCTCTATGGAGACTACGGTAATCGTAAAACTACCACGGCCTGTTCTATGGTCAAGGAAAAAGGATTACTTCTTAGCTCGGACGATAGCTGGAAAGTACTTCTTAATCCTAGACATGAGGAACTTTACAATCGAATTACTGTTGTCCCGTTCGAGGCACTGAGTCAACTTCAATACGTAAAACTTGATGGCTACGATACAATCATTTGGGATACCTTCAGTCAATCTGTGGATGAGTATCTCGACTTACTTTATGATGAAGCAGATTGGGGTGGGAAATTCAGAGAGAAAATTAAGTCTAAGCATCCTGATCTTAATGGTGTAGAAGCCCTGGCAGCTGTTGATTACCGGGTTACGCGAGACAGTATGCGACCGGTACTCAATAAGCTATTCAAGAACACAGAATCTCATATCATTTTCACTTCACAAATGACCGAACCAATTAAGGGACTTAGTCAAAACGAACAGAAGAGACCTTCTATTCCTCAGGCTACTTTTAAAATTGTTGGCACTAGAGCTGACATCATTGCTAATACCCGTATAATGGGTAATAAAGCTGTTGCTGATGTCACAAACAGCCTAACTCAGTTGGGCAAAAGCCGTATTGAAGGAATTCAAGGTTCTATGGACCTTGATGCTTTCATTAACAAGTACAAGGAGACTGTTTTCAAATGAGCATTTTTGGTCAGCTTGACGCTGCTGCTATCCCCACCAACCCTTTCTTTATCGAGAAGGGTGAATACGAGGCCGAGGTTACTAAGGCCTTCTACAAGACTAATCGTGAAGAGCAGCGGCAGCTTGTTATTGAGTACACCATCACTGAAGAAGATTCTCAGTTTCTCGATTCTAAGGCTTCGCAGTACTTCACTCTCCCTGATGCAAATATGACCAATGAGACTCTCGCTCTTCTTCCTGCTGATGAGCAGAAGGCGATTCGTCGTACTCTTTCTGCTATGAAGCGGACTCTTTGTGGTAACGATGCCAATTCTTCTCAGAAGGGTCTTGGTGTTGATGCCAATGACCTTAATGATGAGAACTGGGACCCTGAGGTTCTTGTTGGTAAGAAGGTTGCAATTGGTATCAGCAACTACGGTGCTAACAATGAGGGTGTTAACATTCGCTGGGTTAACCTGATCGACTAAAATAAAAACATAGGGCCGGACACATTCTGACAGGGGGTGTGGGTAATTTTTCAGTGTTGACGCACTGAGTCTCTTCCGGGAGTGAGGGGGTACCTCACATTAATTAGGGGCACATCTACCCGAAAGGTGTGCCCCTTTTGAAAGGAGGTAATATTTGATAGCAAATTCATAGCGCATCCGCCTGGCACAAGGCGAGGGACCTATCTAACTTTTCGTCGAGCGTGATAGGTCCCTTTTGAAAGGAGGTATTATATGTATATCACTCACTAATAATCCAGGGCTAAGCAACGGCCTGAGGAACCTACTTAAGTAGGTTCCTTTTGGAAGGAGGTTAAATGACGAATGAATTCCTTTCTGAACTGTTTGACGGTCAGGAAGGTATCGTTTATGCCCCTGTTAAAGGGGAAATTTGGGAACAACATTTCTTTGAATGGCCACAGGAGCGAAATAAGTTAGAAAGACATTTAAAAGATTATGATAAACGAGATGTCTACATTTCACCCGTCTTATTTAATGAGCCAAGAATATCGCCCGAAACATTCAGAGGTACTAACTTCTTATGGACAGAGTTTGACGGTACCCTACCTTCTGAATACATTCAGCCAACCATTAGAATCGCATCCTCTTTACCTGGACATGAACACTGGTACTGGAAACTAGATCACTTTGAGACTGACAAAACTTTAATCGAAGACTTAACACGTCGTATTGCATATCATTATGGTGCAGACTTAAGCGTATGGGATTATCAAAATGTACTCCGTCCAGTTGACACTTGGAACCATAAAAGAAATAAGCCAGTTGTTCTCCTTGATCGATCTGGCACTGTTTATTCAATGGATAGGTTTTTCTCTCTTCCTACTGCTCCCGCTGGTTCCAATGTTAGCATTTCGCTTGGATCTCTCCCAAGACGAGACCAAATCTTAGCTAAATACAAATGGTCGTATGATGCGCTTGATCTCATCTTTAAGGATGAAGTCCCTAAGGGCAGTCGTTCTGATGCACTAGCGCGACTTGTTCATGAGTGCTTAGAAATGGGATTAAGTAATGAGGAAACCTACGTACTCCTTGAAGATAGAGACTCAGTATGGGGTAAGTATGTAGGACGTAACGATAGAGAGAAACGACTTGAAGCAACAATCAACAATGTAAGAAGTCGTAAATCTTTCGTTGCAGAAGTTGTACAAGGTGCACCAGAAGTCTACAGATTCCATGACTTTATGCAAACCAACATTAAGCTGAAGTGGGCTATCGAAGGTTTGCTCCCTGTGGCTGGTTCTATGGTTATTTTTGGTAAACCTGGTATTGGTAAAAGTACGTTCTCTCTGCGTCTCGCTATGAATTTAGCTCTTGGGAAGGAGAAGTTTCTACTCTGGAATATTATTAATAAACAACGAGTACTCTTCGTCTCTCTTGAAATGCAACACTATGAAGTCAAAGAATTCTTTAACGATATGCAGATACCAGAAGAAGAGCAGCTTGCACTACAGGAGCAGTTCTTTATCTGGCCTATTGGTAATCCTTATCCGTTTGATACCCCTGATCAACAAATTGAACTTATTAAGCATATCAAGACGCATAAAATTGAAGCAGTCATCATTGACTCACTCAGTATCGCTATGTACGGATCAGTCAAGGATGATGATGCTATTAAGCGTCTAAACAGTTTCTTGAATGAAGACGTACGTAGAGATCTTAAGTGTAGTTATATTTTTATTCACCATCCCCGTAAAAAGGGTATCGGTGAAGAGAGAAAGGATGACGATCAAGATGACGCTTTTGGTTCAACTTACATTAATGCTAATGCACAAACTGTTGTCGTACTTTCATCGAAACCAGGATCAGTAAAGGTTCATGTTAAATTACTTAAAACGCGAATGTCTCATGGTATGAAGGACTTTGACATTCAACGCACTCCTGATAGGGGGTTTGTACTTGCTGGAACAGCTGCACCTATTACCGGAGAAGTCGTTACTTCTTCCGATGAAACAGGGGAAACCGAAGGCAAGCAAAAGCCAGATGCTCTCTCACTTGGCAAATTGCTTGACATTTAATTACATAGCAGTAGACACCGAAGGTTTTGCTCCTAATCCTTTGGGCATCTCAGTAGCACATCCTGCTTTAGAGTCGATGTATTTTCCTATCGGCCACAGGGAGGATGTCAACATTGATGCAGAAGTATACGAATACCTTGTTCATGTACTTAAAACGGTTCGCTATAGGATTATGCATCATGCTGGGCATGATCTTATTGTTCTGCCTTTTCTTTTTGATCTTCCTTTTGTGGATACGATGATCCTAGCTCATATGGTTGATGAAAACCTAATGAGCAAAGGTTTGGACTATCTCCATAAATACTACTGTGGCGGCGATGGTAAACAGATGGACCCTTTAATGGATTCCATCATTAAGACTATGGGCTGGGATTACGTCCCTTTTGAGTTGATGAATATGTACGCTGAAGAAGACGCACGAATCACTATGCAGTTATTCCAAAAGTTGCTCGATATGTATGAAGAACAATTCGGTCCCCTCTGGAGTGAAGTATGAGCGCTCTGTTATACATTATCAGCCCTGTGGCCGCACTCGCTTTGGTTTGTCTTTTCCTTATTCTGATGTATGTTAAGATAGTTAACTATGGGGTACCTAAGTTTTCTACTTCACATCGGCATCCTGAGAATAAGCGGACTAGAAGAAAGCGTAAGGAGGTGACAGTTAAGAAGCAGACTACGAATATTATCGATCCAATCAAAGAGGAGACTAGCTACTTTTCAGATCTTAAGAGTACAACAGCTGAATCTGTTAGAGGCTTTAATGCCGAACTCAACAAGATTGCGAAAGGGTAAAAGTTAATAATGTCATCTGGTAAGCATCTAGATACAGGAGCATTTGCCACAGGTTCAGCAACTTACTCTGGACTACATAGAGCCGGAGAGATGGACATGGGTGTAGGTTTTTGGCCCATGGGTGATAGGTCGCGTGATAGGCTAATTGATTTAGGCAATGGAAACGGAACTGGAGTATACGAAGAAAGGGAACCTGTTGACAAATACACCAAGTACTACTCCCCCAACAGATCCAAACGATGACCCAGAAAAGCTCTTTCCTGGAATATGGGAACCAGTTAAGGAACGTTTAGGTTTTGAGTCTAGGCAATTAACTGAAGATACTTTTCAGATTCGCTCTAAGAGTCATGAAATCACGGTCACAAAAAAGGGATACGAACTTTTTAAGACTGATTCTCCCGAATGGCAGATGTGGCTTTTTAACAATGGGATTACATCTACTCCCCGTTCGGATTGGAAATTTACATGGCCGTCCTAGTTCCCTGTCTCGTCACCTTACGTAGTGAATTTAATAAAATCGCTCCTAATCGAGATAAAGAATCTGATGGTTGGATTGGAAACGCGGCCCATCGAAAAACTAAGTCTGATCATAATCCTGATAAAAACAACAGAGTACATGCTGTTGACGTAGATGATGATCTGCGTGTTCCTGGCTTAAGCATGGAAAAGTGTGTGCAGGCTATTCTTGCTGAATGCAGAAAGTCTGGCACTTCTGGAAAGGATAGAGGACGACTCAAGTACATCATCTATGAGGGGAGAATCTGGGAGGCAAGTAATAATTGGGAAGAAGAAGATTACGACGGTCCAAATGCCCATGATAAGCACGCTCACTTTAGTGCAGAATCTGATTTCGAATTTTCTAACGATACACGTCCGTGGGGTTTAGTAGAAAAGTTTGGAGATGAACTTCCAGTGGATCAGGTAACATTTAATAGAATGTTTGCTGAAGCCTTAAAGCAGGCTGATGAAGAATTTGCCGATGTTTTAAGCAAGGCTATCTATGAAGTTAATGTTCCTGACTATGCCGAAAAAATTACTCCTGAAGAAGAAAAGAAAGGTAAGAAGCGGCGTCTTCTTACAATTGCACAGTGGCTTGGTTGGTCTGATGGACGTGCAGATGTTGCACGTGTTGAGAAGCAGGTTAATGAACTCAGTAATAAATTGGACAAGTTAAGTGAAGCTGTTGACACCTTATCCAGCATTTTAGTAACCAAGCCCGATTCACGAGGAGCTGTGAACTTATGACTAGTAAGTTAGAGCAGTTTGTTGCTAGTGATAAGAAGCCTAAGGAACCTGCTGCTAATATTGGTACTACTGTAGGTTTTCTTACGGCAGTTTTTGTCTTAGTCAACAACTTCTGGCCTAACATTATCAAGGACAACGTACAGGAAGCAATCATTTCGATTGCTGCAATTTTGTTACCCTTTATTACTAGCTTGTTGATTCGCCGTAAGGTCTGGTCTCCAGCAAGTGTCGAGGACTTATTGGAAGAAGCTGTTACAGAAGCTAACTCTTCCAATAATCCTCCTACTCCCCCAGCCCCACGCTTAATGTAACTACTAACTAAGAGGGGCCATTAATTTGGCCCCTCTATTGGCAAAGGAGTTGCCCACTAGAGATAGGTTAAACTATGGATTTCCGTGTCGAAGGAACTGGCATTTCTCAACATGTTTCTGGCTTTTTTAACAATACACCTGAGTTTGATCCGCTTACAGGTAATCACCACTGGGCAATTTTTGCTAATTGGAAATGTGCCGATCCTCAGGGTGTAATGATGGGTAAGGGTGGAATGCATCTAGATAGGGAAAATCTCGAATCTATAAGTCCTCCTATGTGTCTATTCTGTGAAAAAGTTTGGACTCCTCAGCTTGCACTCCATAAATGTGAAGGTGTAGAATGAGTAAAATATGGGCTTACCGTTTTGGAGGCTCAGCTAAGCACGTATTAGTTAGTACTAAGAAAACACGCTCAGTTTGTGGCCGGGCACCTAAACTATACTGGCAATCCTGGAAGACCGATCCAGAAGGACTTGCTAAGTTAGAAAAATGTAAAAGATGTGTCTTTCTCCTGACACCGAAATAACCTACTTCTGCACTTATCCCGCTAGCCTGGCAGCATCGGCAGCCATGATCACCTAGCAGTAGCCCGCTGTACGTACAGCTCACGGCCTATCAGGTCTGCCAGGTATCCCTTGGTAGGGTCGTCCAGGGAGACGCTCTCAGCGGGCTGAAATAACATATGAAGAAAGAAGGTTAGGTGGACTCTTCATATAATCAGTACGCACGTCATCTTAAGCATAATTTAATCCATAAATTTAAACTTAATAGAGATGAAGTTAAGCATTACCTGAGACAGCACAGACAGTGGTTAAAAATGCAGTATACATTAGGAGTAAATCCAGTCAATCTTGCCAGAAAGATTAGGAAAGAAGGTTAGGTGGGTACTTACAAAGCACATGGTAAACACACAGGACATAATAACAAAAATAGGGGAAGGACTAAAGTACGCAAGAAATTAGCACAAACGTTTTCTAATCACGGAGATCACTTTGATGAGTGCTATCTTGTGATGTATCCGACAGATCCTAATAACTACTGTACCTGTTATGATTGGTGGGATTGATGGTAGTTGTTATTCCTGATCCACCTACGGTGTATCTTAAGGAACATGCGGATCACCTTGAATTTGCTCCCAATAGTGTGGTTTATCTTTCTAACCACCTAGGCGAATTACAAATCAAGATATGCGACCTCTGTGGCTATGAGACAATCAGATGCATGCATATCAGAAATAGAACTGATTTTGAGAAGAACACCATCACTTGTCTACTATGTGGGGAATGATGTTAACTAGAGAAGAAGAGCACAGATTAGCTGCTGTACTTGGTGTCTCCAAGAGGGATATTCAAGAGAATATCAAAGCAGCTGAAGAGTACACAGTAGAAACTGTTTATTGGCTTGCTAATCGATTGAAAGAATTAAATACCGAACTTAAGCAGAAACCGCGTATTCAAGAAGTAGCAGTTGTACATCGCCACAGGGAGGGCTATGGGCTACTTGTTGAAGAGCTGCAGAACGATAAAGGAACTCTTGCTGTAAAGATCTGTGCTACGTGCCATCTTATCGTAGACGTACAATGTCGGCACGATATGGTTAAGAAATTAGAAGGTAAATTTATTTGTGGACTATGTGGGAGTAGGGTAAATGCTGACTAAAGAAGAAGAAGCTAAGCTCGCCTCAATCAAAGAGTCTCTTGAAAGAGAGATTGCAGGAAAGGAAGAATTTTACCTTAATCTAGAGATGATGCTTTGGATGGCCACAGAGCTGGAAAAGGCTCATGAAGAAGTTAGTACAATTGTTAAAAAGGCTAAAGACCGGCTCATGACTGATCTTGGCGCAACGGAACCATTTGCACATAAGTTTATGCAACAGACAGCTATGAGTGGTCGCATGCGTTTAGTTGATGTTGCTATCAACGTCCTTACTGCTGATACTTTGGTGTGAGATGAAAGAACCCGTATGGATCTACAGTCACAGGTATGAACGCTGGACTAACGGTGTATATAAAATTACGGTTGAAGCAGTCAAGTACTACGGTCAGAAGAAGATTCGACAAGTAGAGCCGACCTGGTCTATTCCACACTATGACTTAACAGTACCTAGCCATAAAGAAATAAGAGATAGACAACCTCGTATGCGGGTACGGCGTACACCACAAGAAGTCGCAGCTATTTTTAACCAACCTAAGAATGATATTTCGGATAGATGGTATCCTAGATGAAAATACATAAATGTGAAATAACAATACGTTACAATCCAGAAGCTAAGGGCTACATGTATCTAATAGCGTGTAAGGGATGTCCTTTAAACTACACGTCAGCTTCCTTCGATCATGCTATATACTATGCTATCCAACACTACGGTCTACACTAGGAGATAGATGGCGATTCAAACGCTCTGGGAAACTGAGCAAGATTTCATTAGACTAATTGCAAGGATTAGACAACGTGGCATCAAGGTGGATACGGCTTTTTCTCGTAAAAAGGCTATTGAAGGAACACGAATTCTCAATCAAATTAGATCTGAACTTGGGTGGAATCCCGGAAGTTCAGATCAAATCGGTAAGTATCTTATCGATGATCTGGGTTTACCTGTGCTTAAAAGATCATCCCAAACCGGCAAGCCTTCATTTGACCGTGAAGCACTAGAAGAGTACGAACTATATCTGAATAACATTAATGATGACACTGCTAAGAAGGTGCTTACCTATCGGGGTTGGCAGAAAACAGTAAGTTCCAATTTCCAAGCCTATTTAGATTTGATGGATGAAAATGAGATTCTACATCCGAACTACAAAGTCCATGGTACTCGTACCGGCAGACTCAGCTGCGAAAAACCAAACCTCCAACAAATCCCGCGTGAAAGTGTTAAGCCTTGGAACGGAGACGTTAAAAAGGCATTCATACCTAGAGGTGCTGAGCTATATGAATCAATTAATCCCAGGTCTGGTATCTGGCCCCACAATCCCTGTGGCGAACTAAAACTTAGAACTTTTGACTTCAAGCAAGTTGAGTTTAGACTGGCGGCTGCTTATGCTAGAGAAAAAGAACTCCTTGAGATCTTCAATTCTGGCGGAGACATTTTTACGGAAATGTCGAATCGCTTGGGACGACCAAGACATCAAATTAAGACGTTCGTTTATTCAACTTTGTATGGAGCAGGCAAGGCGAAAGTAGCATTAGTACTTGGAATGCCTCGTTCTGAATCTGATGAACTCTATGAAGAGTATCATGGAACATGGCCTGGCTTTAGACGTATGGCAGAGAAAGCAACACTGCTGGCTAAAAATGATGGGTATATTGAGTACTGGACAAAAAGAAGGAGACATCTAAATAAAGGTGAAGCTCATAAAGCTTGGAACTCAGTACTTCAGGGTGGTGCTTTTGAGATTGTCAAACGGCGTATGCTTGCGCTTAGGGACGAACCAATTGTACTACAGGTACATGATTCAATTACGACTGAAGATGATGACAATTGTGATATTGATTGGATCAAGAGGACACTTGAAGCTGTTCCTGAAAGTAACGCGCTCGGTGTGAAATTTGAAGTTGACATGGTTGTGGAAGGAGAGAAGTAATGGTAAGTAGTCTGCAAGATTATTTAAGTAGATTAGTAGAACAACCTGAACCTGCAATAAAGGGTAATTGGTACCCTGTTGTAAGAGACGCCCTTCCCTTCGGATATGTTGAATTTCATTTTGATGATGCAGGTAAACTAACAACTGTAAGACTTTCTAACGCACAGGGAGAAGTATTAGTTTCATCTGAGGTCGAGGGAGAGCAATGAGTAACGAGACCCATGAGTTTGAGCAGTTAATCGGATCTGAGTTTCAACAGCTCATTAATCAAGAGATTGCCGTGATGGAGCAGTTTCAAAACGAATCAGTAGAGAGGGTTAAGGCTTTTCATAGGGCAAGATGTAAGAATAGTGGTAGCCAACTAGAGCGCTGTGAGGAAGCTTTTGTACTATTCTATGCATCAGCCTTTCGTGATCAAGTAAAGGAAAAGAGACTAGGGTGATTTGCACAATGTGTAAGCAGGCTGCGGACACTCCGACTACTAATGGCCCTGCATCTCGCATTTATAAGAGTGCCTTACATCAGGCGTGTAAAGGCGGTACGTGGTGCGATTGTCAACACAGAGTGAAGAAGGTTACTAAATGATTCTTCCAGGACAAGAGATTACGCCTGAAATTCTTAAGAGATTCAAGAGCGTAGTTAATGCTGAAGAGAATCCTGTAAAGTACCTTGGAATTGATCCTGGAAAATCTAACGGCGTCTGTGGCTACGACGAACGTTATCGTTTAATGTTCATGTACAATATTCCTCAAGAACATATGATCGATTTCATTGAGTCTTTTGATAAGGTTACTCATGTAGTGATCGAATCATTTAGACTTTATCCTGGTCGTACCATGACAGCACAAACGTACTCCGATATGGAAACCTCTAGGGTTATTGGAAGGGTTGAATCTTGGGCTAAGCTCCATGGAGTGAAGTTCATTAGTCAAGGTGCTAATATTAAGAATACAGCCTATAAGTGGCTAGGTAAAAAGCCCCTGCCTAAGAGTGATCCTAATAATCACTCCTTAGATGCCCACATTCATTTTATGTATTGGGCAATTAAAAATGGAAAAGTTAAAATCGAAAACGTTGCTTAGGTTAAGTAAATAAAAAGGCCCCGGAACTCATTTCGAGTCCGGGGCCTTTTTCTATTCACAATGAAATTTATCTCGTATAATGAGCATCTCTTTTGATATCTTTCTTCCAACTTCTGTAGGAGGCGGATTTTCTTTATAAGCTTGATTAAATAGATTAACGATGCCACACCAGCGCCGATTACTTCTCTCATCAATATAATAAGCCCATTGGACAGAGGCACCTGTCATAATTATCATACATACCATAGACGCTATCCAGGCCCTAATTAACTTCTTAGGTACAACAGCATATGAGTGTTTATGCTTTTCGTGAATTCCATCAGACTTATCTGTCATTGCTCATCTGCCGAAGAATTCTGAGATAAGGTACCCGATGCCTGCTCCAAAGGTTCCGAAGGAGATGACGATGATTGTAAGACGAGAGGCGAGCTGCGTATAAGTGATATAATTTCTGCGATACCAGGAATACCCGTCATTGTGGTAAATACTAATAGTAGAATCCAATTGACTTCCCCGGTCCATTGCTGGTAACCAATACCCGCTAGTCCGGCGATCAGTAATAACCAACTTTTTGCTCTGGCTTCCCTGTTTGTGCTCACTCACTTTTTATCCAAACTTGAGCGCAATAGCTATTTATTGAACGAGGCATGTACGTGGTCCGTGTGTGGCGATGGACCGTTATACTTCTTCCACCCTCTACCAGGCTGCCAAATGTATCTATTCCAAATAACATACTTAACATTCCATGCTTTGTAGTTATTGATAAGATCGTTAGCTAGGGCATCTCCAACTTTCTTACCATTCTTGATATTATTAATCATGTAGTCAAGTGCGCGACCTTTAGGGTGATCAGACCCAGGAACAGAACCTCTTTCCCGATAACCACCAATAGTCTTAATACCGTATTTAGAACCGAAATAATCAGCAGCTTTAGAAGTTGTAGGACTAACACTTTTTAAACCATATTTTCTACTTTTACCACTGAAACTACCAGTTTCACCACTACCGTGATCATGTCCATCAGAATAAGTAAACTTAGGATTTAGTCCCTTAATAGCATTCAGAGCTTCAGCATTAGCTCTCTCTTGTTCTGCCTGAGCCCTGTTAGCTGCTTCTTGTCTTGTAACGTTAGTAGCTAATACAGAGATATCCCTAAAAGATCCTAACTGTTTGTAATAAGAACTAGGATCGAAAGGATCTCTTTTAAATTCAAAACCTACAGGACTTCTTTTTAAACGTTCAGTTTTAGGTTGATATCTTTTATCAATAAGGTCTTTAATCCAAGGAGCAGGTTGGGCCACAGGCTGTTCTTTTTCGCGTAATGCGAGAAGATCATCTGTAATCGCCACGATTTTCCTTAGTAATACGTTTCATAAGTTCTCTAATTTCAGTTTGAGACTGTGCTTGGTACGGGCCAGTCCCCGTAACACCCATGCCTGTACTGAAGTTGATGAGCTGTTCAGGATTCCAAGGCTCATTGTCCCTGGTCATACCTGTCAATCTAGCCCCAATTCCCACAGCGGGAATCTGTTGAGCTAAGTAGCCAGGCACTCCCCCTTCAACACTTTCTAGCGGAATACCTAGCGTAGATTGCCCTGTAAGAAGTTCAAGGGGAATTCTGGCACCAGGTGTAAGTGCAGATAGTAAAGTTTTTCCGGGAGAACCAAGTTGCGCAGCTTGGTCAATAAAGGGATTTGTTGGGTTAATAATCGTATATCCGGGTGATTCCCCTCTCCAAGTCTCGTCTCTTCCCAATCCACTACCGGGTTGTAAAATGGGTCCAACGCCTTTTTCCTTTAACCAATCGGGAAACATTTGATCCATCGGGAAAGGATCTCCAGGACCCTCAGATTCAATCCCTGTGGCAAGTTGCATATTAGCCATGGCTTTAGGAAATGCTAGTGTAATATGAGGACGCATCAAAGCTCCCTCGATTACAAGAGGAGTAGCTTTCCGCATCCATGAATAGAAGGGTATAACTCGTCTAAGTACGTTTTGCTCAAATCCTGTGAGATCCATTCCATCGGGATGAAATTTTTTAACACGTCGCCCTGCTTGTTCAATTGCCACACGCAAAGGCTGTCGAGACTTAGAGAGTATGTCAGAAAAATGGGCAAGCCTAACCCAGTGGTCTCTAAGTTCTGAGACTCTTGTTGCTGCATCATAAACTCTTCCTCCGAGAGGTTTAAAGCCAGCTCCAAAAGTTCCAAATGCTGGAGAAGCATCACCTGCTAAATCTTCAATATTCATAGCACGAATAAAGAGACCTTGAGATTCGGCAGCTTGATAAAGTTGTTCAGCGGTTACTTTTTCACCACGTTTTGTTGTGAGGACCACATTTCCCGGACGAGATCTAAGAGCAGTTTCCCGGAGTTTTGGGTCCATAATATTGAGTACTGATTCCAAACTCTTGTATCTGGTAGGATAGGCATGCAACACCTTAGTAGCAATTGCGTAAGGACGAGGAGAAACAACGCCGTCAAGAGCAGCAAGGTAAATATCACCGTTAAGGTTACGAATATGGTGGCTCGGAGAATAGATCGTAACACCAGTTTTCCACATCCTCTGTACTTTATCAAAAATATCAATAGCTTTATTGGGTGTCCTAAAAACATCCCTGTCAAGCTGTCTCTGAAGATTACTTAATTGATCTGCAATCTGCTGAGGGAAGTAAGTTCCAGCAAGCCTAGGAATGTTCTTAACAGGATACTGATATTCGGCAGTTCGTAAAGGCATTCCCCAGCGTGTGGCTGCATCATCCCACATACTATTTTTACGAGTAACCATCTGTAGAGATCTAGTTAATTGGTACAAAGCCTCAGCAGGCTCTTTAATATCCCACTCTTTCCATGAGTGCATCCAATTACCGTTAGTATAATCAAATTGTCTACCCAGTTTATCTGTGCCCTTACCACCCATAAGTTGAAGAGTCTTAGGAAGTTCATCATTCAGTTCTTTAAGAAGCGTACCACTACGTAAAACAACTGCCTCGGCATTTTCAGTAATCCCATGGGTACCCATCAGTCTTTCTACAAGGTACCTAAATTGATCTGCTAATTGTTGCTCTTGTGGAGAAGTTGCTCCCCTTCTTCCTGTAGCTACAGCCCAAGCCGCAGTACGTTGAGAAGGAGTAGTAACCCTAACAAGAGGTTTCATAGTTTCTGAAAAAGCAGCTGCTACGTTTCGGGCCGTATCAATATATTCACGAGAGAACGGCTTAAGATCCTTAGCTCCCCACCATGTAGCAAACTTAGTCATAATTCCTTCTACGACTTTTGTCTGCTCTACCTGACGGCCGAGAACCTTAGGATTAGCATTTAATGACTTATAGGTCTGTTCTGAGATTTTATGAAGAGTTCTAGGATCAACCACCCCGGAAGATGACTGGCGAACCAAATTCCGAGCTTCCTGTTCAATGACAGAATACAGCTTGTCACGGTCCACGCTAAACAAATCGTCAATGAACGCTTTAGCTGTTTTAGCTTCCACACTGGAGGCTCCCGCTTGTCGAGCGAGTTTAGTTAATGCCTTAGAGATATCAGAGCCAATCATAACAGTTTGACTCTCAGGTAACTTCTGAACATCAGGAACTAAGTCAGCAGCAGTCTTAATTACTGGATCAAGAATCTCACTTGCAACCTGTGGCGTTGTAAAGGCCTTCAAATTTTCAACTTGCTGAGAAGGTCGAGCCTTTCTGAAATCATCTACTAATTTAGAATTAAGAGCACGAGGCCCACCAAGCATATTAGCAACGTCAGTTAGTCGAACGCTAATACCCTCAGCATCTACTAAGTGACGACCTGCTGCAAGGATTTCCTCTTCTGCAACTCTAAGCATTTGTAAAACATGGAAAGCTCTACGATCTTTCCTAACCTTACTAGCCGAATGGAGAATCTTATTATAGAGATTAGTCTGTCCCACATGGTTAATATTTGATAGTCTGTTATTCTTTAGGAAATCTTGTGCAGCTGATCGCGCAGTATCAATCCATCGTGCATTAATAGATAATTCAGGGAACGGCGGTGGAGCAGTTCTGACTTCACTAAGAACATCAGCAGGCTTAACACCTGCCTGTAATTTATCAATTTCTTTTCGAAGGATGTTCTTAGCCACAGGGCTCTTAACTGCTGCGATTTGTTGATTGAGCTTCTTAATATCATCAATAGGATTCTTCGGAGGAGCAGGCAACTCCCTCATAGGAACACTCTGACGTAGATCTAAAGCAAGCGTAGGCTCATCCAGATCGTTACCCAAATTCATTACAGGAGACTTTGGAGTTTTAAGTCCACCCTCGGGTCCAGGACCGGCAACAAATGTTCTAGGAGGATCTGTAAGTTTAGGAGCAGGCATACCCGCTTTAGGAACTACAACATTTAGATCGTTAGCCTGCTCTGCTGCTCTACGAGAAATCTGTTCAGCAATACTTTGTGCAGATTTAGCAGTACCCTCTTCAACAGTTCTTAACGCTTCTGTACTGGCTTTTGCTCCCTTACCTACTTTGGAAGCAAGACCAATACCTCCAACATAAGTTAAGGGATCTGCTAAAACATCAATACCAAAACCTGCAACAGCTTGTAAAGGCTTAGGAATTTCCTGGTCTAGAGTAGAAGCCTTAAGAAGATCTCTACCTGTTGTCTTTCCCTTACCAGAAACACCAGCCCAGATATCATCTAATTGAGTAATTGGACTAAGAAGATTAGCAGAACCTGTAATAGCTCCTGCAAGATCTCCTTGTCGCGCTTTCGCAATATTCTCTTCAAGTTCTTCTTTAGCAGGGTTCAATACGCCATAGAGAGGACGAGACATTACATCTAAAACACGGTTTACAAAACTTGGACCACGAGGATCTTTTTGAGTTGCTTCTGTAGACTTATAAGGGTTTTGAAGTCCTACTCCAGAAAGAATAGCATTTGATACTCCTGTAACTTGAGGCATGGTCGGCAGAGAAGAACTGGCATTATTCCTAACTAACTGTGCTAGGATATCTGTCAGTTTCTGGTCTACCACTATTTACCTGAGCCAAAGTACAGCTGCATATACATTAAGAGTGCCTGATGTGTAACAGGATCGATCTCCTGCCTACGCAGCATTTCATCAGCCTGTGCCATATACCATTCAGGAGTAGTTTCAACAAAACTACCAGGAACAGGATTACGCTTATCTTCAACTTTACCATAAACTGCTTCTGGAGAACGTTGTAATCTAGTAAACGCACCAGCCACAGATTGCTGAGCTTCAGGCGGTAACTGACTTAAATAAGTATCAGGAGTTAAGGGCTGTTGCTTAGAACCTGCCTGCATTTGTCCTTGCAACATCTGCCAAAGCATTTCTTGCCTACGTCCGGCTTCACTTTGAGCGGCCTGTTGCTGTTGTGCTAACAATCCTTGAGCCTGTCCCAGCTGATCCATATAAGCAGACTGAATACCAGAACTTCTCTCAGCTTCAACCTGACGTAAGTAATCCTGTAACTGAGTAAGCATATCTGTAGAAATTTCATTACCAGCCATAGTTGCCACAGGGCTACCCTGCCGATAATAGGTGGCATCCATTTGACCGATATCCATGTATCGTTGTTCTTGCTGTGCTTGATTCTGCGATGCAGCAGTTAAAGCTTCCTGTACTGGAGCCTGTTGTTCTTCCATTACTTCAGGAAGTGCAGCTTCAATACCTAGCTGCTTAAACAGATCTCCTTGTTCCTTAGAGACTCTAGAATAACTACCTTCAATATTACTTCTAAGCTGCCCGTAAAGTCCTTCAATTTCTTCCTGAGCAGCTTTAGCTTGTGCAACTTGTTCTGGAGCTAAGCGTTCATAATCATTAGCTAATGCACGATACATTTCTTGAACATCTTTAGTTGCACGCTCACCTTGACTTTGGGCTCGCTGTGCGCGTTCATCGTAAATAGGATCAATAGCTCTACGAACTTGATTCATTAAATCTTCAGTATCAATACCCGTAGGCATATTAACAGGAGACTGTAGCTGACTTACAAGCTGCTCATACAAACTAGCCATAGGATCTTGTTGCTGCTGTTGACCTCCTAACTGAGAAATAATACTACCAATACCACTTCCGAAGAGATTGCCCTGGTCTCTAAACTGAGGAGTTGTAGGACGGGCACCTGTACGATTCTGAGTTAATAAATTAAAAGCAGCAAGCGGTCCTGAGATTACAGGGGAAATTTTACTAGCTGCTCGTACTCCCTGCTGTACCCGGGGACTACGAGTTAACCTAGCTAATCTATCAGCAATCCCAGGATCGAAAATACTAGCCATATTAGGCCCCAATCTTGTACTTAGCTGCCCGCCTCTGAAGTGCTTCCTGCTTGGCAGCCTCTAAAGCTAAGTCATTCTCACGACGGTAATTCTTCTCTTGACCAAGTAAATCAGCTAAAAGTGCGGCCTGCTGCTGTTCTAATGCAGTCTGCTGCTCCTGGAACTGCTTCTGAAAACGTCCTTGCTCTTCACCATAAAGACCTGACTGAATAAGTCCACGAGAAGCAAATTCATTGCGTAAATCTTCAAGTTGCTGCGTACGATCGCGTTCCATACTTGATTTAGTCATGGTAAACTGTGTTCCAGCTTCACCCCGACGACGCCCTAGCTCACTAATAAAATCAGCAAGACTACGCTGCCCACCACGAACAACATTCTGATAAGCAGCATCAGTACCTAAATAAGCATTTAAGCTGGGAACACTAGGAGCTTTAGGAGCTTTCGGAGTACTAGCGCGACCTCCGCCTCCACCACCCGATGATCCCCTATTTGAAGAACTACGAGAAGACGAACTCCTACTCGAAGAACTTCTTCCAGAAGAAGAACTACGCCGTGAAGACGAACTAGCCTTACGAGTAGTCTTTGCAGCCCTAGAAACAGAACGTCCTACAGAACTACCGCTAGTTGCCTTCTTGACAGTACTTCCAACAACTCTACCGATAGAGTTGCCAACACTTCCGATACCGCTTCCAATACTTCCAAAAGCCACTGTTTTACCCTTTCTTAAATAATGCGACCAACATCAGGGCTAGCGTAATTCTGCTGTCCTACAGCCTTTAAACGACGTAAAAGAGCAGTACGTCGAGCCTGATATTTAAGATCTCTTTCCCTGTGGCCTGTAGGATCTACTGGACCAATATTAGGAGCATCTCTTCCACCGCCGTAAATCTTATCTCCAGCAGCGTAAGGCAGAAATTGCTTACCTTGATATAACATTTCCCTCCTTACGTAACCTTAGCGCTAACTAGCTGCTTAACACCTACAACAGCTACATACTGGAAAATCTTAGCAGGTCTTGTAGGTGTTCCATCCGTGATTAAACGAACAGAAAAGTTAGCTTTTCTAAATCTCATAGTCTTGCCAAACTTAATCATCTTATTGGTATTCTCAATGTCATCACCAGGTACAAGTTCTGAATAAACAGTTGCTTCTGTAGTAGGACTAGACCAAGTACCCAGATCTGCCCATGTCTCAGTTGTTAGCATATCCCAGGTTACAGAATTAATAAGAGTAATAGGAGTAATAGAACCTAGTACATCATCACCTGTACGAACATCGGCACCCCACCAGAACAATTTCTTATAGCGTACTGGATCTGCCATGTCATAATCTTTAGTAGTTGCAATGCAGTAGAAACTGTGTAGTCCTGTACCTTCAGCAGCACCACCTGTTCTACCATCTACAATTTTAATTACCTTGTATCCGTTAGCAGATACGTCGAAAGAGTAGCCAGTATAGTAGCTATCAAGACCAGAACCAGATAAGTCTCTAGCCCGAATAAGAGGACCGAAAATATGCCACTCAATAATAGAAGTGGAATCCGTTTTAGACCACTCACTCCAAGTCCTCGTTCTTAGTTGGAACGAATAGGTACGATTGTAGTATCTAACAATTAAACGTTCTCCTAGCGTACTTAAGCTCTGATTTTCATACCGAGCAGTCGTCCCAGATGGTAACGCATTATCAAATACAAGGGGAACCTTAAGGTTAAGAAGAGAAAAGTTATAGTTCGTAATTTCGTAAACTTTGTTTCGGTGCATTGCGTAAACAGTATTTTCATACTGTACTACTCCTAAACTTCCGGTAGATCCAACTACAGGATTAATTTCACGCAAGATAGCATCTACGGGATCTAAGTCATAGGCAAGAACGTGCGTACTTTCACCTTTGAAGAGAAGTAGATTATCCTGATAAACAATAACATTGTTAAGCGTATCACCATCTCCAGGCTGTACATCAATAAAGCTAGTACCTGGCCATGTAGTAAAATCAGCAGATTGTGAGAACGTAAGTCTAGAAGCATTAGTAGTTGCTGATTCTCCTGGAACACAATAAAGTCTATTCTTGTGAACTGTGCATTTTTCAGCTCTAGGCATTGCTGCAACTGCTACAGCTCCACCACCAACAGTCCATGACATACCACCATTAGCACTACCAGGAGTAGCAGGTAACCATACAGTATTATTATAAACTTCCATAGTCTTGCATTCACGCGATAAACCACCAGGAGCTAATTGCGTCCACGTAGTTCCCGCATTAGAGCTAACATATGTACCGCCAGCCCTAGTAGCAAAAAGATAAAGAACACCGCTAAATACGACAGAGCCAAAAATAAGTAAACGTTCATTATTTGCCCCCTGCACTGTCACCTGAATAGCTGGTCTACTAACTAAAGAGCCATCAATGTCTAGTTCAAAATTTAAGAGATCGATAAGTTCATCATCTTTAACAAGAACAGGATCGGAGCTGATATTTAGACCACCTGAGAAGGGACCTAATCTGAGAATCTCAGTAGGCATATTACCTCCTATAGGTCATCCGCGAGTACGGTGATTGTTGGATATGTTGCAGTAGCTTCCGTAGTTTCTCGAGTTTTAAGTAAATTCATATCACCCTGAAAATCTGCTCTGTACATCTGAGCAGGCTCATGATCTTCATCTAATTGACTAGCTTGCCACAGGCAGTACTTGACTACTGTATTGTGATAGATAAGAGGAAGAGCTAAGTTATCGGCAACAGTTACAACATCAGTAGGTTTCTGATTATATAGTACCTTTAAACCATCCGCCACAGAGTACTCAGGTGTAGGAAAAAGGATAACCTTACCCTCGTACATAGTGAAAAACTGAGGGTTGCCATTATTGTAGGCGCTACCATCCCAGCCATCAATGGAGTCATCAAACTCTTGCATATTCTTGTATTTAAGGGCACGGAAGCTGAGCATGTCACTAAACTTATAACGTAAAGATCGAATAAGGAGTAAATCAGCTGGCATTACATATGTAGACTGAGTTGCTACAAGATCAATTAGATCTGACTTCTGTAGTGCACCATCGTTGTGTTTGACAATTTCTACTTGAGCGTCATTAATCCATCGAATGATGTCATCATTGGTAACTTGTACTGCTGCTTCATCACCAAATGTTCGCCGAATACGAGTTACGATATCCTGTACGTTCATTTGCGTACTCGCCTCTGTGGCGTAATATCAATATGCTGCTTTTTAGGACCGAGATCTCTAAATTCATCATCATAGATTTTACCATTATGGGTCCAGCGACTCTTAGTGTTCTTAATAATAAATGCTGAAAAATCCATCATAGCTTCTCTACGCTCTAAGTGTTCTTTAAGCCGTAATACTTCAACAGCTCTGTTAGCTGCATCTAAGCGTCCAACTACATCACCATGCTTGAGATCCATACTCCAAAGACGAGTAAGAATCTCCTGAGGATTCGCTAAGGAATCTGCATACATGACAATCTTTTTATTACGATCGTCTACAATACGAAAAACCTTAGTTTTATCATTTAATTTGTGGATCTCTGATGGAGGTACAGCTTCTAAAAATAAGTAAGGGTCGTAATCATTTACGATCTCCGCCAAGCGTTGAAACTCAGCGGAGACCCAAACGTCAGCTAGTGACATTTAAATTAATCTGCCAGGTTCTCAGGAACAGGCTGCTTAATACCCTTGTCGTCGTTCTCATTCTCAGTTGCAAAAACCATCTGAGTACGAGCAACCTGGACTTCTCCACGCTCTGTACCCGTACCAACTGCACGATTGTAGTTATCACGTGCAATATCCGGGTGAAGATGGGTACCAGAAGGAATCTGATAATTTCCCATAGCGGCATGCGCCATAACATTGGGGTTTTCGTCAACCTCCTTCGGAACTTCATCGCTAATACCGTACCGCTGCTGAGTCTCCTTAGGAGTTTCAGCAGACATGTCCGCAGGAGTCTTATTAATAACGTTAGCCTGCGGAATAGTTACACCGTTAGTATTTCCGAACGGGTCGTTATCGTTAGAACCTTCAGAACCAGCCTGGTTGTCAGTACCCTTTTCAGGAATACGAACTACTCCCCCACCAGGAGCAGTTTCCTCGTTCTCGTCATCCTCGTTCTCGTCATCTCGATCGAACTCTTCATCGTTCGAATCGTTATTGTCAGAATCCTTGTTAGTGTCATCCTTGCTGTCATCATCATTGTTGACAACAGGATTCGGCTCCTTGTCTTCCGTAACAGTGCTGTCGTTGTCATTATCGGACTGCATCATCTCAGCTAAAGACTTAATCGGAGGACTAGCCTTCTTAGCAGGAGTCATTACCTTTCCTTTCAGCAGGTAAGAGTGGCCGCAGATTACTACGGCCACTCTTTAACTTAATCCATCTTGTCGTGCTTTTCCTTATCCATACAATCACAGCCATATACCGGACTCCAAGTTGGACAAATTGACATGATAGAAAAACTATGCTTGCAGGGATGATTATATGCTTCTTTCCCACATTTACATCGTGTAGGATCGTGCCAGTATCTAACTAATTCTTTACATGTAGTACAAACAAGAAAAGGATTCGCAAAACCAACTAGCACATGAGACTTCTCTCTCATATGCATAACACCATTAAAGGGTGTAGGCTCGTTGGGCATATAGATTAGCGGAAGCAGTATCGGAAGCACCTGTGGCGGTAGCTAACTGGATGGAAATACTATCTGTACTATTTAAAATATCTACAATAACAGGACCAAAAGATTCAGATCCTGAAGCAGCATTAGTAACAGTAAGAACAGTTGTTGAACCAACTAATAACTTACAACCATCGATTAAAGTATGACGAACTGTTCCCCAGACTTTCCATCTACCTTTACCAGGAGTAGCAATAGATGCAACGACGGTGTTAGCAGCTACACTATTCCCAGCGGAACCTGAGGCATATTTAGTTAGTTCTTCAACAGCCATCTTAGGCCTCGATAATACCTGTGATCATACCGTGCGAGTTACGACGGTGAGTACCAAGCTGCCAGTACTTGAACATACGAGCACGATAAGCATCATACTCACCAGAAGAGTCAATTAAGCGCTGCCACATATTACCATCACGGTTCATCCAAGACCAGTCACCGTTCTGGTAAATCTTAATTTCCTTCTCATTCATCCAGTACATACGTCCAGGCTGGCAATCGAAATCCGCAACAATCGGAATCTCGCCATTATCAGTCGTAAACGCAATACCGCTAAATCCACCAGTGAACTTAGTAGTGTTAACATAACGCCGCTGCTGCTCCAGAAGATTAGCATAAGCGCGACGAACACCAAGAGAAGTAAATGCCACAGTGGGGGCACCACCGCGAGTACGCATCTTATCAACCATATTTAACATACGGCCTTCAGAAATAGCGCCAGCAGTAGAGTCCATATTACCGGTCCACGTAGAGTGCGTAATACCATAAAGAGCACCAGTACCGGTACCAAGAGCATTCGTAGCAGTTAAACCAGCAACAATCTGCTCGAAACCAACAGGCTCCTTACTACGAGAACCCGTACGAGTCATAAAGTCACCAACAGCAACAGCAGTAACCGTAGAACCAAGAGTTACAGTGAAGACACCAGCGGCTTCAGTAATATCAGTAATTTCAATGTTAGCATTATTCAGAACAGGAACAGAGTTGGTGTCTGTGGCATCGTAAAGATCCACAAACATACCAACTTCAAGGTACTGCGCATTGCTAGTAACAAAAGTAGTCGTAGAACCGGAAGACGCAACTGCGAGAATTCCAGTACTCGTACCATAAACCTGCCGGTTGGTCTCTTTCTTAAGACCTTCCCGCATTCCGTTAACTTCCTGGTCTAAAACAGACGCAAAAGCCTGAGCATTGCTATCAGCTAACTCAAAAGTCTGACCAGAAAGCTGGATAGCACCGTAGTTGTAAGAAAGATTGAGCTGAGCCGAACGATAATCCTGAGTCTTCGGGTTCGGCAGAGCTTCCATTTCATTACGAGCACCGATACCGTGGTTACGCTTAACTCGCACAGCGAATCGAACGTACTTACCACCGATACCATCGGTTTCGACACCCTCGTTAGTCTTTTCAATACGAGAGATAGTAATAACTTCAGACTGCAACTGATCCCGAACGCGAGGCTCGTAAACCTCTTTTAGAATCTGAGTAGCGGTCGTCATTGTAGTAGTAATAGCTACTGCCCTCCAATTAGGCTGTTAACAAAAAGGTTCTATAGGAGTTTAAGCTACAACTACGTTGAGATTTTTAAATCTCAGTAAAACAAGTACTGCTAGCGTTGCTGGTTTGCGTGCTGGATCATCTGAGCAACTAAGCTCTTCGTATCCTTTGTATCCAATTTCGTCGGATCGATCGCCTTGGCAGGAATCGCTCCAGTATTACCCATCAACATAGGAGCAGGACGTCGCTTCCTAAGTTCAGAAACCTTACCCGCATATTCCTGATAAGCCTGCTCAGCAGTTAAATTCTTGTGAATCATACGCATGACGATTTCTTCTTCATCAAAATCATCACCGTACTTCTGCTTAAGACTATTGAACTCTTTTTCAAGAGCTGCCTCTTGCTCCTGCTGTAATTTCTGAGCAGAAGTCTGCTCTCGCTGAGCTAAAGCAATCTGAGTAAGAGTTTCAACCTGCTTCTGTAGTGTAGAGATTCGAGGATCATCTTCATCGATATTTTCTTCCATAGTTTCGACAGCTTCTTTAACTTCCTTAGGCGTAAGACCTAAGTGCTGTCCAAGACTATCGTAAACTTGCTTAGGATTATTTTCAATAACAGAGTAAATGCTAAGAGCAGTACCAATAGTCTCCGGGTCTACACCGGACTTGTGAAAGTCTTCATAAGCCTTAAGTGGCTCATACGCATCAATACGCGACTTAAGAAGCGGAGCTAACTCAGCTCGCTTATCTTCCGGAAATGCTCCTACAATATCGTTCCAGGAAGCATCAAGTCCATCATACAGAGGGACATTATCTCCTGGAGGAGTGGGCTGACCCATTTACTTTCCTGCTCTCTTCCGTAAAAGCCTATTCTTTAAAGCAGCCTGACGTGCAGCAGCTACTTTATCTGCATTAGGATCAGAAGTAGACTTAATCTTTTTTAATGACTTAGGCATTACAAAAGGCTTCTTTTCACGACGACCTGCTTCTTCGTCATCATCACCATAAGCAGCATCAGCACGAGACTCAGGAGTTGCACTAGTTTTCTTATAATAATCAGAATAACCTGTAGCGCGATTCTTAGCCATTAAATAGATCCAGAATCATCAGAAATACGCAACTGGTAATCTTTATCATTTTCTGTCAAAGTAGCGATACGAGCTGCTGTAAACCCCAAATCAGCAAGCCTTCGATCTTTTTCACCAGTACTATATCCAAGACCAACCTCCTTTATAGTATCTCCAGAAACAGGAGCAGTAGCCGCAGCGGGTGTAAATGTAACTGTAGTACTAGCAGCAACAGCAATAGCTGTAATTCGGAAGACCTTCTCTTCCTTTAAAACACCTGTAGATGTAAATAACTTGAACTCGTCACCGATACGCACAACATTAGTGTTAGTAGCTGGTGCAGCGTTAGCACCAACAATAGTAGTTGTCGTACCTGTGGCGTTTGCAGTAAAAACTACAGGTCCACCAACTACACGAGATTCAAAATCATCTTTATAAGTACGACGCTTATCTACATACCCAACTAACTGATCACCAAGTTGGTGAGTCATTACATCATCCCTCCTGAAGATTCTCCTTCTAATTCTGGCATCGGTTCAGGACCCGTAGTTTCCCCTTCACCTTCTTGTTCCATTTGCTCCATAGCCATTTCCTCTTCTTCTGGATCAGGAGCATTAGGATTACTTGGGTCCATACCCGTTAACGGATGTACTGCCTGTCCTGCTAAAGCTTCCATATGCTGTCTAACATGCTCTTCAAAAAGTCGCTTTGTAACTGGAGACGCACTTTCGAAGTTTTGACTCTTACGATAGTTGTTATGAATCTCAATGTGCAATGCGTGATTATCATAGGTATGAATGGGAACAATCAGCGGAGGTTCTAGCTGCAAACCAGAATCAATATCTTTAGCAGCTTCCGGATTATTCGCCATAAATTCCTGCATATGTGCCTGGACATCTTCATCAGTCACAACACGCATCTTAAGATTTTCACGCTGAGCTTGACGTTTATCAATTTGAATTTCTTCATAGAGTCGATTAAGTCCGCCAACCTCCATAAGTTCCAGACCCTTATCCGGCGGGATGAATCCCATCTTCATAAGGTCCATAATAAAGGCTTGCTTAGCAGCACGAGAAGTGGGAAGTGCAGAACCTGATTCTACTCGAATATCACTATTACCTCGAAGATCAGCACCTTTGAAAGTTTGTACATCAAAAGTACCCTCAATACCTACGAGCTTAACAGTTCGCTCTTCATCCCAGAACATCTTTACATAAGTAAGGCACTGACTTGCTACCTTTTCGATGCCTTCTTCAATCGAGGTGTAATGGGTACTAATTAGACTTTCGTCTTGCTCCTGCAAGAAACTAATTGCAGTAGCGGCGGTAACCCCAGGCGGCGTACTGCCATTACTAACCTCGTGCTGTCCAGATAAATCTGCAATATCAGTGTAGAGACGATTAACTTCTTCTGTAACATAAGTAGGAATATTCTGTAACGGTAAAGGCTGTGGAGGATTAAATCCTACAGCATATTCAATAACCTGTCCAGGTTCGGTAGTAATCTTACGAGGGTCGACAGTACCCTTTTCAGCCACTAACTGTGGCTTAGCCATTCTATTCTTAGCTTCAATTAACTGCGCACGCGTACGGTTAAGCTCCTGCTGTAAAGGAATCAAATCCTCAATAACAGAAGCGGTGTAAAATTTACCTGTGAGAATACCGTCAAGCTTCGTAAAAGGATACTGTCCATGCTCGTAAGGCCAATAATCAAAACCCTGCACTAGTTGTTCAGCAGCAATAGTAAACATGCCACCGTTAGGTAGTTCAGGTAAATAACCGGGCTTTACCCATACTTCAAGAATAATTGACTGATCTTTCCCAGTTTCATTTCTATCAACACCCATAACACTTTGCAAAGTAGCATCTACGGATTCAAGTTTGTTACTTACAGCTTCAACACCGTAGTTCTGCCTAATCCAAGAATTATTCTTTACCTGAGCCTGAATAACATAAGGCTGATCTTCAATATCTGTAGCCATTAAATCAGGTACAAAAATGTGAAATGGATTTACATTCTGAATTGCAATATCACCTGCTTGTTCATTATCAGTATCCATAGCAGTTGGGTCCCAGTAACTTTTAAGGAATCCATTACCAGTAACAGCTTGCCAAAAAATAGCTTCCCGAAGAGTCTTATTAAACTTAAGTCTCCGCCACAGGGAGTCCCAGATCTGCTCACCCGCCTGTGCCGCAAATACATCTGCATCTTCTGTAGAAGAAGGAACAACAAATGCATTGGGCTTTTGAGCAGTAAGTCTGGAAATCTCCTTGCGAACAGTTCTACGAATCTGATTGATTACAATACGTACTCGATAATAGGGAGCCTTCGGAGTGTATAAGTCAAACGCTCCAGAGCCCGGAACGTTTCTAAATTGAACATGCTGATTACCGGCAAAGAAAGCGTAATTGAGATACCACTGTCGTTCGTGGCGACTTCGCTCATTCTGACATTTATTAAACCACTGCATTGCAATAGCGGCTAATCGAGCCCTTCGAGCGTCAGCATCTCTACCTTCTTGTGTAAAGAAACCAACACTCGTAAGCCCCGTAGGATTATCTGGATATGTCATGGTTCACATCCTCAAAAGGATTACCACCTGTGAACCCAAAGTCTTGAATAGCGTAGTGCTTAATATCTTCGGTAGTCATATAATTAGACTCACCTAGACCCTGCATTTGTGCAAGTCTCTGTGCCTCGGATTCATCATCCTGTGGCACATATGTAGTTTCAGTCTCCAGCTTCGAGGAGTTTTGCAAGGCTAGGAACGTCCGAACGTCTGGGGCTTGGAGTCGATTTAGTAACTCCTGATTCTGTTTTAGAAGTTCCGCTACTATTGGTGGCTGCCTTGTCAGGCTCCATACTAGGATTAATATCAGCATCAGTATGATTACTAGGAGACTGTACGTCAACAAAATGATTCTTCACCTCCTCGAAAGTATGTAATACCACATTCTGTAATTCCTGTCCTCTATCATTCAATGCACGAAGTGCAACTACCTCACGCTGAAGCTTTTTAATTTCTTCGTTATAAGGGACAAACAAACCAATATTATGGGTAATATCTAAGAGACATAAACTACAAATATAAACAATGCCGTACCAATCAACTTCCAAACCAAAGTCAAGGTATTTCCTACCATCAACCTTGGAAGACCCACAGTTAGAACACTTACCCGGTTTCATTTGTGGTACATCTAGAAAGCGGTATTTAGTCATGCGCAACATCTCCAAATAATCAGGATCACGTTCCGTTGGTAGCCTTCCATATCTTTGTATGAATCGATCTACCAGATCAGACATTAGATCTCTCCAAAAGAGTACTCAGCAGGACCGCTACTATCGAAGTAGAATCCTGAATCAACTTCCCAGGGAAAGTCTTGCCTGTTAGTTTCCGTCAAGCTTTTACTCTGTCGGAAACTTTTCTGTTCAGGAGCTAGATAGGGCATAAACCCAAAGAAGTAACCGCAGGAATCCATAGCATGGTCATTCTTCTTATTAGGCTCTTCTCGTCTGTTATTACGATCAGCAATCTTAGCTGAGTTAAAGATCTTAAATGCATAACCTCTAGCTTCTTTAATAGTGTTTGGACAAGCATCTGTAATGTGCCAACGATCGTACTTCAAGTACTCATTCATCTTATTAATTCGGCCAGGAACATCCTTCTTAGCCTGAATTAAAGGAATACCATTATCCCTATAGATTTGCAAAGGAGAAGATCCCGTTTCAGCAGTTTTTTGACTCATGGAAGGATCGCCCATGTAAATCTGTGGCGTTCTACCGATTTCGCGATTAACTTCTTTGATCTTAGCTGCATGCTGCTTGATTAACCACTTACGCATGTAATGTTCTCTGAACGTTACTACTCGACCATCAGGAGATACAGCATGCCAGAGAATCGCAGTAGGGTTATTAAAACCATGGTCGATTGAACAGTAGATAGTCCAAGATGCAGGTATCGGACCACCACCTTCAATAACATGTCTACCGTGATCAAACTCTGATAATACTAAACCGCCCTTAGGTACAAAAATACCCTGACGACGGATTTTCTTCTCATCATCGTCAAGGTCATCATCGAGTAGCGCCAAGGCTTGTTTATTTAGATGAGGATTGTCGTCAATGTTGACTTCAAACATATCCACATTTTTTGCTTTTGAAACAATGAACCTATCGAAGATCCAGTCTTGACCTTCAACAGGAGTCATTGTCATATACCAACAACCATTGTAGTCAATAAGTCGAAGGCGACATTCATTGAAGATGTCTTGTGGACATTCTTCATCAAACCATACCCAGTGAAGCGGAACACCAGCAAAAGATTCTACTTCTTGCTGATGCGTCTTCAATTCAATTGTAGATCCGTTTCTAAATGTAAATGTCTTTCTTGCATTGCTATATGAATCCTCCCAGGACCCATTTACTCTTTCACTTGTTGGAATCCATTGCTGAAGTAGTGGTTTAATAATCTGTTCAATACCTGCATCACGGTCAACTGTTACAATACGTCCGCGTGTAGGTACTTCATGCGTATTCTGATATGGATGTCGTCCTGTAGATCTCCAGACACTTTCTACCATTCCGGCAACTGATTTTCCAGAGCGGTTACCCCCCCGTAAAATCCTGCCTACTTTGGTAGATTTATGGAATTCCTCATGTGTGGCTGAGTTAGCTTTATATGCAAGTACGTTCGGCTTTTTAGCCGCAAACTGCAAGGAGCTTGCTAGTTGTTCCAGAAAATCTTCCATCAGGAACCAAAACCTAAATCTCTGAGTGCATCAATCACAGCTTGCATCTGTGCTTGAGTATAGGCAGGAGTGGCAGTCGAAGGAAAAGTAGCATCTAGCCCTTTACCTAATCTCCTAGAATTCTTTCCATTATGAGTATGATCTCCCGGACTTGCCTGATCATGTTGAATCCCTAAAGTGTGATGTTGAGCCACAGAGGAGGAATCAACATCTGAATTCTGATGAAACTTGTTAACCTCAGTAGATGAAGGATTCACACCAGGACTAGTCATAATGGCGCTCTCTGATAACGTGCAAACCAACTTACTCCGTCATTGATGGCCCAGGAAACATATCCTGTTTCTCTAAGCTCTCGGAAAGCAAAACCTGAGTTCATCCTAATTCCAAAGAACAACTGATCTGCTGCTCTAATATGTGTAGTTAACGGCAACCGACCTGCGTTTGAACTATCATCATAGGTACAAGCACTTCCAACTACTGGAGCACTTCCAGGAGTGTTCGTGTAACCAATCTGATTATTTACTGGAAAGGGAAGCGTTACGTAGTATAGACCGTTACCAACATTAATTGCAGCAGTACCGAATCTAAACTCACCCCAAGTATAAATCTGATCCCAGATCGAGTAATAAAATCCTCTAATGTATCCGTTAGTCCCAAGAACAGGATCAGTAGTGTCTGCTTTAAGAACAGGATTATAAGTCTGTAGAGGATGAGAAGTTAAACATGGCCCAGCCGCTGCATCAATACTATCACAGTTCAATGCATTCATACTGGGGAAATCTTCTAAGAAGTCTGCTCCTACCGGCGAAGATAAATCAAGAACCATTAGGCCACCGCCGTAGGGTAACTAAAGTAGCCAGATACTCGATCGTTTTGTGCGATAGTGAAAGGATCGTTAAATGACCAAACAGATCCGTTGTGCTTTCTAAAGAACATAGTTCCTAATGAAGGACTATACATAGCAACCAAAACAGTAGCATTTGCCACAGTGTCGGTATCTAAGAGGTAAGCCTTACCGATAGGTACCGAATCTTGGAATGTTCCTAAACTAACTGGATCAGGAGCCACAGGGAGTGAAAGTTGGTATAATCCCGCACCTGTGGCAAATCCTGCACCACCTGTTAAAATTCTGTAGTAACCAAAAACCATCCGAGGATGTATTCTAATGTAATTACCGTTTACCGATCCCCCTGCACCAAGTACTGGATTACCACTTCCTCCAGTCCATGCAGGAGCATAAGTAATTCCCTCAGCTCTGAATAAACCATCTACCTTATCCATGTTGGTAGCATTTTGACTCGCCCAACCAGGAAAATCAGGTAGATCTTCTCGAATAGATTCTTCTACATCAGGTTTAATCAGACCTAAATGAGTAGTTACTGTTGTTCCCATCTCTCACCTCCTATGCTTTCTTATAGAAGAAGGAACCAGCGAAGTAATCGCCAGTTGCCAGAGTAAAAGGCATTCCATTCGTAAACAACCGAGAAGTCTTAGCAGGAGCCGTAAAGGCTTCAGTTAACAACCTACAGTAGCTAACTCCACCAACTGTAACTACATCTAAAGCTACTGTACCCGAAGTTGCTACTGCACTAATATCTAATACGTAACCTTCACCGATCACAGTTGGAGAACCGGTTCCAGTATCAAATGCAGTTCCTACAACATGGAAACTTCCATCTGCTACTGCTGGAAGGCTAATAGCGTAGAAACCGTTTCCAGAAGATACTCCAGGATCTAAGAACTGAATCTTAAAGTTACCCATAATAAAACCATGGATATCTTGGTACTGTCCAATACGCGTACCTGCCCCAGCACTAGGAGCAGTAGTTTGTGCAGCTAATGTAGGAGTGTAGGTAGTTGTAGCTAAATTAGCTTTGTTCATAATAATTGTATTGTTATCATCTGCAAGTTGCTGAGATCTAGCCCAGTTTAAAGCTAGCTCAGTTTCGGTGGGTTTTGCTAATCCTGCATAAGTCGTAAAGTTGACAGCCATTTACAATAACACCTCCCCTCTGAATCGTGATCCATATAGTAAACTGAATTATGCAGCCACAGAGGTACGTCTATCTTATCAGAGACAAAGAACGAACCGTCTCTAGAGAGTAGCACTGTTAGGAACAATTCCATTAGCCAAAGCCTATCTGCTTCTTAGCAGCTTCTAATTCAGGATCGTGTTCGATTACCGAACCATTAATTGCAGGCTTCTCTGTGGCTACTTCTAAGGTCCTATTAGCAGCTGCCAATTTAATATCCTGAGCAATGGCAACAATAGTATCAGGATCTTTAACGTGCCTCTGAATGATCTCAACGATCATCTTAAGTAGCTGTTCACTCTGTGGCTGATCATTACTAGTAAGTTCACCAGTTGTCTCCAACCAGTACTTAATAGCGTTCCAATCACCCTGGTTAATCTTCTTTGTAAATTCACCAATAGCAGTTGGTCGAATGTGAGCTAAGTTTTGATCTGCTAAGTTATCAATTGCATTCTTAAAGGTTGGATCTTTCAACCATGCATAGTATTGTGTAGAGGTAACACCAAGCTGATCTAGTTTCTCATCATTACTTCTAGTATCAGCAAAATTCATCATTGTCACAGCAGCAGCTACCTGAGTCGGCGTTAACTCAACTTGAGTGTGCTGTTGCCATGGAATTCCACGGTTGTCAAGTGCCTTCGTGAAATTCTTACGTGTAAAGTAGTAATTAAGTGCTGAATGTTTTAGCCTGTGGTGCTTACCATCTTTTTCGTATTTTCTGTTGATGTATTCTACCACATCCTCGTAAGTAGGTACCCTGTGGCGCAGAAACCATTCTAACTCGTAATAGTTAATGATCTCTTTCTCAGTGCTGCTTAAAGCAGCTTTAATAGCGTGGTATTGTCCTCTGCTAACCATAATTACCTTCGAGGTAATCTTTAGCAAACTGAGTAAGTTCTTCAGTATTTGTTAGTAATATCAGATCTGGATTTTTACTATCCCGAATGAAAACTTCTCTATCACTGACGAGAATCTCAAGGCATTTATCGGTAGAGCACTTACTCGATCTTTTCCATTCAAGCATGTCCATCCTTACTCCGAGCAATTCCGGCATTAGCCCAGAACATTACTTCTTCTAACTTAGTCATTGCTAAAGCCTTTTCCCTACCTTCAGGAAGAAGGTTATTTAACTTAAGTGCTAAGGTCACGCAGTCAGTTCTAACTTTTTCGTGAGCATTTCTGACGTTATCGGTATTAGCAGGATGAAAAGTAAAACGGTTGTGGATATCTTCAAGAGTTAACTGAGGAGGTCGTTTGTGATCCCCTTTGGCTGCCATAGCTTGAGTAGTCTTCGATTCTTCCATCAGATGTCCTTATCTCTATTTGAACAGTTCAGATTTGTGCAGCAAGGTCCAGAATGTGCGTAAGTTCCGTGACATTCCTTAGTAGAACATCCTTTATTGTTATTGTCCATTAATCAGGAATCCTAACGTTCTCTAGCTTTGTGTAGGCATCCAGGTAAGTTTCTTCTTTGTCACCGTTGTAAGTGACTTCAAAAAGAAACTGGTCTTTAGTTCCAATAATTGCAATAATAGCTTTCCAGTTCTGAAGAGTCTTACTAAACCAGACCACTTTAACGTTACTGAAGTTAAAATTAGAATCAAGAGCGTTCTCTTGAGCCCACTGAAATACAAAAGAACGAGCCTTAGTCTGTGGCTCGATTTGCTCGAGCTTAGTAGCACTAGTGTTTTCTACTTCTTGTAGTTTAGTTCTAAATTCTTTTTGTTCCTCAGTTAGAGGTTCAGATACAGCGTGAATGTCGTGGCTATAATCTTCTCCACACTTACATAGATGTGAGTTAGAAGCCTTCTCAAATTCATGTGCTTCCATTAAAAGGTCCAATCTTCAAATATGAGACCAGGAAATCCTAACCTTCCACGTTCAAAGTAATTTAATGACCTTGCAAATACAAGGGAATGTGACGCAGGTCACACTGCTGTCATCAGCATTCAGCCCTGGATCATCCTCAGCCCAGGTAAGCCCTTTCCTTGCTCCGTACAGGCTCTAACAGGCTGTCTAGGTGTCTCTGTCTGGGTAAGGCTTCTAGAGGCGTACAGAGGCTCTCAGGCTGCCGTCTTCACTTAATTCTTTACATTTGTAATAAAGGGAAATCAGCCACAGGCAGGCGGAACGGCTGCATTGTATTTAATATTAGGGATATGCCTGTATTCAGTTGTGTAGGAACGGCTGCTTTCAATAAATAAATGGGGATTAAGGTTGTTTAAGTTTTAAGGAATAAAGGATTCCTTTTTCTTCCTTGAATTTTTGGAGTAAAGGATTCCTTTGGGGTTTAGATGGGACCCTAATTCGGGTTGGTTTAATTTGCTTCAATGTGATTTATGGTACCGCTCACAAGTTCGCCTGGAATTTAGGGACAACATGTTATGCGACATTTACAAATAATCGGATATGTCCGATTTAACTCTCAGTTACTTTAGGTTTCAAATAACTGAGCGTAATGTATGTACATTGGTATGTTCTATTGTTGGCGCGCTAGTATGTTGTATTGTATGTACATCAGTATGTAGCGCTTGCTCATTGTACATACATTAGAATGTACTAATGTTCCTACGTATTATATTAGATATGTAGATCTTAAAGCGCTTGAATGGAAGTTATCGCTTAAATTGGACATACTATTATTTGTTATACTATTAGACTGCAAATGCATTAAACAAGTATTAAACAAGTATTAAACGAGTATAAAAGAGGCAATAGGCTCTCAAATACGATAAACACACAATAGGTCACTAATAGCGTCAAATCATAATCTTCAATTATTTATCTCAAAAATGGTGTATATGGGGTGTGAATGAGCGTGAATGAGGCATTCCCACGGAGGCGCAGCCGAAGTGTTTTGGGGAATGATGATTTACGCGATTCCTTTTTATCTAAGTGAGTAAATGATTACATAAACGGGGCGTAGCCCCAATGTAATCAATTTACGAGCGTAGTCTCCCCATTCATAGACATCATACCCTCTCTGACCTGCACATTCGTGGTATTCACCGGGATATGCTACTGTGCACCATGCATATGCACATTCACCTCTGAATGAGCGATTAGTCCCATGACTAGGGGGACAAAATCGGACACACCGGGCAGAACCGTGCTACCATAATTAAGGAAAGGTGAGATATGGATAAGTACCATGAGCCCATTCTTAGTTTCATTACAAGGAATGGTGAGTCGGGAGTAAATGAGATTGCTAAAGCTACAGGGATTCCCCTTAGTACAACACAGAAATATCTAGAGAAGCAGAGTTACTTTAAGAAAACAGTACGGCGTAAATGGGATTTGCCACAGAATGTAACAGAAGAGTTTGAAAGCACTATTGAATCAAATAGATTAGCTTTGCTTAGTTCTGCCTTGGAGACGCAGGCATTGCTCATTAATCAGCAAGTGGAATTACTCCAGAACGCATTTGAACAAATGGTAACCCAGATCCAAACAATAAAGCCTTTATTAGAGAACCATCGCCCCCCTGTGGCGAATAAGAACAATTCCACAATTGATATGGATTCGCGTCTTATTAATGTTATTGATAATTGGACTAAGCTTAAGAACCTATTTAAGAAGCAAAAGGATGTTATTCCTGAGGAGTACAGAGATTTGTTCTTTAATCTGGATTACGTTGGATTTGTACTAAAAGATGGAGTAGAGTACGTCACTAAGTTTTTAGAAGATAATACATACGAAGTATTAGTAGGAAAGAATAAAGTATTGGATGAAGATACGATTAGTATCCTTAAAGAGAATCAAAAAGAGGGATAATATGGAATACCGTATTATTTCGGACATGTCGGATTTAATGGTATTAATAAAGAATAGTAGAGTTATCCTTATTACTAGAGATATGTCAGAGATAACAGCACGACTTATGAAAGAAGATGAGAACTATCGCAATAAAGTAACAGAAACACTAAAAGCAGCAGATATTACAACAGACCTAGCAGTAGAGGAGAAATCACTACAAGAAAGAGTTAAAGCTGTTAAGGCTATGAAAAGTACAAACCATAAGAACCCATCTGATGGACTATCATTAAGTAAGTTACTTGATATTTAGTACAAAAAGGACATTCCAGCGGGTGGCCGAAATCGGACATGTCGGATATGGTAATTTATACATCTGGAGCATCTGCAATAAAAAACTTTTGAATTAGCTAGTTTTGGGACTACACTTATGCTTGACAGAGAAAAACACCGAAGTTGAGGGAGATTCAAATGGTTCGTATTGTTGAGATCATCATCAACAACCAACAATTTACCTTTATGTACAAATCTTCAGAGATGAGAGATTCCGAAGCACTTCACAGACTGCTGTGTGAAGTAGATCCGGGAGACGACTACAGCGCACGTTTTTACAACGCTACAGACAACTAATTGAGGGTCACTCGTGAGTGCAATTCGCAAGACTTGTACTCACTCTGAGATCATCAATTAGAATTGGAGTGATTCAAATGCTGCTCGACGCTTTCTTTTGCCGCTATTGCGATAAGTTTGTCCCTGTTCTTGAGAATTTGTTTTCAGATGTTCTCGATTCTATGACAGATGATGAGCGCGACACATATCTGTCCATCAATTAGTTTATTCACTCACCCATAAAACTCTAAAAGGAGAATTGAGATGCAGATCGAAGCCATTTCTTTCGAGATTCACAACGCCAACCTCAATTACCGTGAGGACTTCCTTGTTGAGGCGACCGAGGACAACTACGACATGATTCTTCAGCACCGTTTCACTCGTCAGATTAAGTTTGTCAAGGTCTTTGATTTCCAATTCGAGAAGGAGGAGCACACTCCGGTTTCTTTCATCGATGTTCCGGACGCTATTGACCCGATTGATGAGATGGTTGGTGCTTTCTAATGGAAACCGAAATTCCGAAGTGTCCTACTTGCAATAGGTTTCTTGAGTGGGATGGCTATTCGTGGATTTGCATCTCCAAAGTAATTGGTCAACACGAATAGTCGCTAATTGATGATTACTTGAGAGTGCAATTCGGCTGGAATTGCACTTTCAGTGAAGTTATCAATTAGAAAGGGATGATTACTATGTTCACTCAGTCTCGCGTATGGCGTTCCCTCTCCAATGGCGGACACAACGGCTTCTTTGTTTGGGAAGTTATGGAGGCTAAGGGAGAGCCTGCTTTTTGGCCTTCCACTACTTACCTCGCCACTACTGACAATGGTTTGATCACAGTCATGTGTTATCACTTCTTTACTAAGGTCGAAGCGGAGAAGTTCTTTAACGCGAACGATTTCCCGGAGTTTAACACCGTCATTCACGTCTAATCATTAATTGGAGGCTATGTATACATGTTCTATGCTGTATTTGATATCAGTCTCAGGTATTTCGGACCTACTTATCTTTTCTCACTCGTGCTCTTTTGCACTATGTTAGGGATGATCTGAATGAAAGATGTTTCCTTTCCGGACAATGTGCCTTTCACCCCCTGTAAGACACGTACTAACAGTCATGTCCTACGTAGAGGCTTTAAAGGGCCACACGGGGCAGAGAAAACACTCGTGACCTACGAAAACCACATGATTAAGGCCACTTATTCGGCTGTTGATGAGTACGTCTATACTAATCGCATCAATCCTCCGTTTCCTAAGCGGATTGCTCGGAGGCGCGTTTATTAATTGATGATTACTCGACTGTATGATTTCTGACCGGAATTGTACAGT